CGCTTGCAGCTGGCGAAAATCGCCAAACTGCTGGGTTGCCTCCAGGTTTGAGATCCCTCGCTCGGCCACAAAGTAGGGCTGAAGCATGCTCTGAAGCGAATACGCTTTCACGCTGGAATTAGGCACCGTGATTCGGCGCTCAAAGTTCTGAGGGCTGGAGCCATAGATTGCCTGCATGCTGTCCCGACAAGCAACGTGCAGTACGCCACCCGTACCGGGTAGCAATCCTGTCAACTTCTGCTGTGTGCCAATTTCGCCCGCACCGGCTGCGCCATCCCAGCCCAGCGGATCGCCCACCTCAGAATACTGGACACTGCCTTGTGAAAAGCCCAGCCACAGGTAGTTGTTATGGACTGCGATGTATTTTGCGCCAGCGGCGGCTTCGGTAATCTCTGTCAAGACGCCGCCCTTCAGCTCGTAGGGCTTGCCCTCGCCCACCATATACAGAGCTCGCCCAGGTGCGGTGGCGGTAAAATTGCCCTCGTCAAACTCATACCGGCCTACGCTGACCGTGCCCACGCTGGTCCAGGTGCCGCCATCGAGCCGGTACAGAGTCGCGTCGGCGCCGTTCTGACGGATCGCATAGTAGTCTTCGTTGAAGAACACCACGCCCAGGACCGGACCGGTGCCGGGCAGAGTTGCGCCCAGTTTGGTGTAGCCGTCAATACGGCGGTAGCCGCCCGTAACAGGGCACTCGTAGTTGATCGCAAACAGGCAGGAGCCTGGCTTGAGCATCCGGGGAGACGTGACTAGATCAATACCGCCGCCCAGCGGGACGTATTGCGGCGTGTTCATGCTAACGGCTCCGGTGCGCCAATCCTCGGCAGCTGCGAATGAACCAGGTTAATCATTGCAGAAGCATCATTTATCCTGGCCTGCTGCACCACTTCCGGCGCGTTCTCATAAAGCCCGTACTGAATCATTGCCCGGTAGACGATCGCCATGTGGAATCGCTCGGGCATGCGAGGCGTGTCTGTGTTGTTAATCAACCGTTGAGGGGTTCGGAAATACTCAAACGTCAGATCCCCGCCTACCTCCGGCGTTGCATTTGTGTGTAAAAGCCCGTCAGGCGATTGGGCGACACACGCAAACGTGTCGTTGCCTACCTGGGACATCTGGCTCCAGGGCAGAACCTCCACAGCAAAGCCTTTAAAGCGCAGCGTCTCGGCCCTCCACAGGTCAAAATCAGCGGGCAAAGGATAAACCGTATCCATTGCATTTAGCTCAACAGCCCCCTTTGCCCAGTCAAACGCCCAGTTCCTTGAGTTTTGGAGTTCGTGCCAGGCGGTTTCGATCCAGCTGACCAGGCGCGCATATTCGCCCGCCTGACTGCTGACCGAGGCGGGACCATTACCGGCGGCCCCGACTTCTTTTCGCAACCGCTGGCACAATTCAAGGAACGTCATGGATTAAACCTCGCGGAGAATCTGGAAGGGGTAGCTCTGGATCTCGGTGCGCTTCATGGTGGCCGGGTCGTAGTTGAACTGAACCGCGTTGCTCAAGTTGTCCACCACGCGCTTGGGCACAATAACCTTCTCGCCGCGCTGAATGAGCCAGGTCTTGCCATTGACGCCAACCGGCACCGGCTGCTTGTCCTGGTCGTGGCGGGCAATGATAATTTCGTAGTGTTTTTCGCCAGCTTCGTCTTTCTTGGCTGGTTTGGCGGCGGGTTTTGATTCGCCATTGCCGGTATCGCCCAAGGCTGTGCTGATCTTGGTGCGCAATGTGTCATCACCGGCATTGTGCGGAAAAGACAGCCCCAGATCCTTGGCGGTCGCTTCTAATTCCTCGCGGGTCATAACCTCTGTGTTGATCTCGCTCATGTGAACGTCCTTCAGTGCGTGTCATAAAAAGCCCCGGTATGGTGGCCGGGGCTCAGGTTGCAGAGTGACGCGCTGGCCACTCTTCGTTTAGTGCAAGTTATTGATTACAGGGCCGAGGCAGAACACTCCACTCTCGCCATCCAAGTTTCATTAAGAACCTTGCAGGTGTAGTAGGCTTTCCAGCCCACAGAGCCGCGCTGACCAAGTTGGTCGCCGCCGCGTGGCACTCCAGGGTTCAGAACCTGCGGAGTGACAGCGCCTGCGCCTTTCAGCGGGATCAGGCCGTAGGCTTCTTTGCCCACAATCACAATCGGGTACACGTCAGACGATGTGCCGGTTGTGCTGAGGGTAGAGCCTGCGGCGCCACCTGCGTCTGCGAACGAATCCAGAACCGGGCTCAGGACATAACGCACGTCCTCGACCTTGCCGATCTCGTAGGGCAACTGCTTCATGCTGCCGTACTTCTCGCAAGGCACGAATCCGGGAATGTCCCGAATGTCCGCTTCCAGGTCGGTGTGCGCAAAGCCGATGAACGCGGCATCGACCGGTTCAGTGGAGTAGTTCGGGGAACCGCCCACCATGCTGGTGATCTTCTTGGCGCGATTGGCCTTGAGCGAGCGAGTCACGGCGCGCTGGGTAGACAGGCTGTACACCGTGTTTACATCGGTACGGGCAGAGCCGTTGCTGTAGAACACGTTGGTGCCGGCACGAATCGCGCCCCAGGTTTCGTACTCGATGGTTTCAGCGGCTTGCTCGCCACACAGCATCGAAGCGTCAGACAGAACGGGATCTTCCGACAGGTCGTTGACGTAATCGGTGATCTCGGTCCAGGCGCCCCACTGCTTGATCTGAACCGTTACGTCCTCATACGCCATCTGCTGCGAACTGGGGGTCACACCCTCAGTCAGCGGTGTGGTGATGGTGGCGAACGGCACCGGACGGCGGAACTTCACCGTGTCGGCTTTGTTCTTCGGCAGCGGCTTGGACTGACCGAACTTGGACAGAACCAGGATCGGCTCAGCGTGAGACAGCATCTCGGTGGCGGCCCAGGCGGCGGTACGCTGGGAAATGTCGCCGTAAGTTGTGATAGCCATGATGTATTACCTCGTAAATTGGGAGTTACCGCCTCTTGGCGGCGTAGTGTTCAAAGGCCGCGTCAAAGTCCTCTGGTGTCCCGCTTCTCTGCCCCGCCCCACGGCGGCTGACAGTCTGTGCGTTGGCCAGTCGGCTTTTCCGCTTGTCGTGCTGTTGAGCACGGCTGTTGTCGTTACCCGGCCCACTCACGCCCTTGTAGAAGTCCAGCAACGCGGATGCGTCATCGGCGCTTTCGGATTCTGATAGGCTCTGGATGGTCGGATTCTGCGATTGCAGCCATGTCTGGAACTCGGGCGCATTGACCACTTCTCGCCAATCGTCGTGCCGGCTTTCAAGGCGGGCATACTCTGACTGAAGTTGTTGCTCATGGGCCTGCTGTTGTATGGGCTGCACAGCGGATCTCAGTTCTGAAACCTGCTGTTCAAGTTGCGCCTGTTTCTGCTGGTCTGCTTTCAGACGAGATTCAAAGGCGCGGGCCATGTCGGGGAAGTCCTCGGCAAACTCCTTCCAGTCATCCACACCCATGGACTCGGCCATGTCCTGCTTCTGCTGGTTGTCGTTCTGCGGCTCCCCTGACGGGTTGGTGGGTTTGGCAGCGTCGAACTCCTGCTGCTTGCGTTGCAGTTCATTGATCTGCTTCTGGTAAGCCCCCAGTCGTCCGCGCTGCGAGGCGTCGGAGTGCTTCAGGCGCTCGTTTTCCTGCTCCAGCGTCTTGAGCTTGGCGGCAAGGTCTTCCGGTTCGCCGTCGTCCGCTGTGTCGCTCTCGGGCAAGGCGTCACGGTCAACGTGATACTCGTCGCGGTCCTCGGCAGGCTGAGTGCCTTTGGCGTATTCCTCAAAGGCGCTGTCAAAGTCCTGCTCTTGGTCGCTGTAATTGTCATCCTGCGGCTGGTTAAGCGGCTGGTCGGTCATTTAGCGGTTCTCCCGAACGGCTGGTGGTTGCCTGATAGGCATAAAAAAACCGCCGGATGGCGGTCTGATTCAGTAGTCGGGGCTCGTCTTAACGACAGGCTCCGGTTCGTCACTGGCGTAGGCCAGCAAATCATCAATCACGCGAATCTCTCCGCGCTTCTGGTCGTCGTGGGGCGAGCCATTGATAAGCGACTGCACGCCATCGTCCCGGCGTTCATTCAGCCATCGCTCAATGGTCATCCAGGTGTGTCCGTGGCGATCAATCATGAGTAGCTGTCAAAGCCTTGCTGCATATTTTCTCTGCGCGCCATGCGCTCGTTCTGGCTGTCGGCCAACTGCGCGGCCTTGGTTTCGCGGTCTGTTGCCAGCTTGGCGGCGGTCTTTTGCATTTCCGCTTCCAGTTCCTGCGAGTGCATACCCACCTTGACCTCCAGTTCTTTCATGGTGATGCCTTCTTTCAAGGCGATTTCCATGCGGTCCTTTTCTTGCCGGGTCTGCAATTCGGCAGACTTGTGTTGCTGCTCAAACTGCTGCTGCTGAGACTTCAGTTGCAGCTCCTGCTCTTTGATCTGTAATTCCTTCATCTTCACCTGGACTTCAAGCGGCGGCTCCTGCTGCTGACCTTGCTCCTGCGCCTTGCGCTCCATTTCCTCGTCGGTGTAGGCCACGCTATCAACCGGCACTTGCAGGGTGCGCAGAATCTCCCGGTACAGCCCGCCCCAGTTGGTCAATTCTGAGAAGATCGGGTTCTGTGCCGCTACCTGAGACAGCATCATCAGCTTTTCCTGCTGCTCTTCCCTGGCCACCAGAACG